CGGACAGAATCATGCGCGGGGGAGCAGACGTTAATATACCAGTTTAAATAAATACTTGCAATAGTTTCACTAGACCCCTTGCTAGCCATGTTAAATTTAAAAAAGACATACTAGCTGGGTGCTGACCTAAGCAATTAGGTCGCTCAATTCTATCCATCTTCAAATCATTAACGGAGAAAAAAAATGTCATTCGACGAATCAAGATTGAGTGAGCTACAAGGCGCACTCAGAACCAAAATGGCCGACAATAAAACTATTGCGGATTCATTCAAAATTGAGGACGGCATCGTTGTCGTTACTCCAGAACAGAAATCAGCGTTCGACCACAACATGTCGGACATCCGCGAAATCAAGAGCCTCATCGATGGCCTTGAGCAAATGAAGTCAGTTGAACAATGGGGCTCAGAGTCACAAGGTTCAGTATCTGGCTCATTCGACGCAGGTGCACAGTTCCGTCCAACAGAAGCCAAGTCTCTTGGCCAAATGTTCACAGACTCACCAGAATTCAAGTCACTTCAGGGTGGCCGTAATGGTGCAAACATGGTTTCACCATTCGTGTTGAACTCTAGTGTTGCAAATGCCGGATTCAATGTCAAGGATGTCTACTCGGCACTGCCAACCGGCACGCCAGGTTCATTCGGAACAATCCAGCGTGACGCCATGGTTACTCCACCAACACGTACAAAGCGCGTTCGCGACTTGTTCCCTGCACGCACCACAACTGCTGCTGTTATTGAATACTTCCGTATGCTCGGTTTCACAACACCAGGCACTACTGCAGTAAACAACGCAGGTCCAGTAGCTGAGCGTAGCGGCGGTGCATTCGCAGCCAAGCCACAATCGTCATTCCAGTTCGTTGGTGAGCAGGCTCCTGTCCGCACACTCGCCCACTGGGAAGCAGCGCACCGTAACGTGCTTGCTGACGAGCCACAGTTGCGTTCAATCATCGACAACGAACTCCTTTACGGACTTCGTCTCCAAGAGGATTACCAAATCCTTCAAGGCGATGGCACGGGCGAAAACCTCAAGGGCATCTTGGAGACCACCGGTATTCAGACATACGACTGGTCAGACGGTGCAACAGAACCAGTTGCAGACACAAAGGCTGATGCAATCCGCCGTGCCGCAACTCTTGCCTTGTTGGCTTACTACGAACCAACTGGTGTCGTTTTGAACCCGCAAGACTGGGAAGACATCGAACTTACCAAAGATGCAAACGGTCAGTACCTCATCGCAGTTTCGGTTGCAATGGGTGGCGAGCCAAAGCTTTGGCGCGTTCCTGTCGTAGACACTCCAGCAATGCCAGTCGGTCAAGCTCTTATTGGTGCCTTCGGTACCGGAGCTCAACTGTACGACCGTGAACAAGCAAGCATCCGTATCTCGGAACAGCATGCAGACTTCTTCGTGCGTAACGCGATTGTCATCCTTGCTGAGCAGCGCCTCGCGCTTGCAGTCAAGCGTCCAGAGTCATTCGTCTCTGTCACGTTCGACGCAGCTCCATCAGGAGCCTAATAAGCATTAAGCGAAACCCCGCTCATACCTTCGGGTGTGGGCGGGGTTTTTGCTATGTATGGCATAATTAAAACATGCCTACCTTAGGGCTTATCCAGGAAATCCCTCGTCCTTGTTCTTGCAGGCGGGGGATTTCTTGTTAAACAAGAGTACCCGAGGGTTTTAGTCATATGAGATAATGTTATTCTGTCCGTCAATTTTTAAAGGCCCTTTATGGATGACACATCGAAAGAAATAGATGAACTTGCCGTTATTGAAGCAATGCTTAACAACCCTCAAGAAAAGTCACTAACCGCATGGTTTACGGATAAAAAAGATTTGATTGAAGAAAAATCCGCAATACCCACAGACTCTGAACTATACGAAAGAGTTAAAGCTGAAGCTAAAGCTAAATTTGATGTTTATCCATCTGCCTATGCGAATGCTTGGCTAGTTCGTGAATACAAAAAACGCGGCGGCAGCTATAGAAAGGGAACCAAATCAATGTACGACGGCGAAAATTTAGATAAACCAAAATGGATGACAAGCGGAATAAGGATAACTATTGAGTCTGAAGACCGCGACGAAACCTTTTTGGTTCCTGAAGAAAAAGAACTGGCGACTGCGCTTGTGTCTATAGCTAAAAAATATGGCAAGTTCAACCAAGACGGAACAGGTATATGGGCCGGATACGACTCGGCTAAAGACAACGACGTTGCAAAAATTGGCGTTAAATGCAGTAACTGCGCCCTCTATGCCGGCGGCAACCAGTGTCGTATTATTGCATTGCCTGTCGAGCCAAATGGTAAATGCAGATTTGCCGTAATCCCAGACGGAATAGTCTCGAAGTAACTAAAACCATGGCCCGCCGCGTACTAAAAAAACTCCCAACAATAGGAAGAGCTTCTCGCTTTGAAGCGTTTAACCCTGACGCAATAGATGGCGACAACGACGGCATTGTTCAAGAGCTAACCAGGTTTGAACGCCCTGCAACAGCAAGAACTATTAGTGGAGCTATGTCAAAGCCTTTTGACATTAATCAACCCGTGCCCGAAATAATAGACGCTTTAATTAATGACCCATCTTTATACGACTTAGCACCACAAAAAATACCGTCGGTTATATTCGAGATGGCCGGCGGAGACCGTGAACTTTTTGAACGTTCCAGAATTAGAAACGTAACTCCAAAAGGACAATGGTCCGAAAAACGAATAATGGAACTAGTTAATGGTATAAAAATTGAACCGTCACCTGACGGTATTTTTACAATCGTTGCTCCCCCTATCCCCGAGATAAGAGAATTAATTGGTTTTGATGGGGATTTTTCCAACGTAAGGATTCCCTCGCCTGAAGCAAGAATTCGAATATATAAAGCAATTCTCGAAAATCTTAAAGAAAACAAAAATGAGAAACGCGCGTACGCCGAAACAATCAGTGAGAAGTTGTACAAAAAAGCCGATAACGGCATGTTTCTTCCACGTATGGAATATAACGACATGCGTGAATCTCTCGGCGAACAATATATGCCAGGTACGCCTTTCCATCCATTTGATGCAATATACGAACGTTTTTTAAGACTTTCAAACGACATGATGTTTGGCGCAGAGATGAATCAGATGGAATACGTACAAGTCATGCATGACTTTTACGGGCATTTTGGAACTGGGCGTGGCTTTGACAGGCACGGAGAGTGGGCTAACTATTTAGCAATGGTTCATGCTGCTGAAACAGTGAGTGAAGGCGATGACGAAATAATCGACCAAATAGCATTTGCGTTCTTTGACAGAATAATGACATCTCAACTTGCGGCCTGGGAAGAAGTTGACGAGAAAAGAGGAATCAGCACGGCTCAAGAAGCCCAAAGATTGATTTGGGAAATAATCCAACGTGAACATGATACGTGGGTAGATAGAGACACGATGAGGCAAATAATTGGGATAGATGACCCTCTTACTTACTCTCGGCCTAAGACAAAATCACTATCCGAAAAAACTGAAACAATAAAAAAACGAGCAGTTGCGTATCTTCATTCAATCGTGGACAACAACGTCGTAGAGACAGGACAGACTCACTCTTCTTTTGTTACAAAGAAAAATCCTGCAGTTGAAGAAAAGTCACTACGTAGATTTAACAGGTTCGACCGATTCGACCCCAACGCAATAGACGCCGACGGCGATGGAAAGGTTCAAGACGCAACTCGTTTTGAAAGACCTGGATTACCTAGGGCTCCTAAAACACCTCGCCTAACCGGAGCAATGGCCAGGCCGCGCACGATGGATGAGCGGAATAAAAAAATTGTTGAGAAATACAACAGCGGTCAGACGGCTAGACAAATAGCTAAAGAATTTGGCATGAACGAAGAAGCTGTTGAAGGTGTTTTAAAAGTCATGCGCAGACGTGGAGAAACATTAAGAGCCCCCCTGACGGAAAGTGTTCAAGGACAACAAGAAGAAGCAAGAAAACTTTTTGATGAAGGTAAAACGTATAGCGAGATTGGTTATGCACTTGGCCTGACAAGAAGGCAGGCATACAATTTAATACGCAAATACGGAGAAGGACGTCAAAAACAACGCTCTATTGGCATAAAAGAAAGAAATGCCAAAATACTTGAAATGTTTGACTCAGGAAAAACTCGTCAAGAAATTGCAGACGAGTTCGACATTACTAGAGGCAGAGTGAATGAGGTGTTGCTTGAAAACGGAAGAAAACGGCGAGTTAAACCAAAAGTTGAAAAAGAAAACACCAACCGCTTAAGCCGAAACCTCGAAAAGCGTAGAGCGGCGCTCGAAGTTTTAGGTTCCGAATTCGAAGCAGCGCGCGCCTTGCGTCCAACACCACAAATAGAGCCGTTACCCGTTGTAAACAGAACAGTACGTGCCCCTAAAGAACCACGTCGCACTCCCAAAAAGCCTAAGCCCCCTGCTCCCAAAACTAGAAAAGCTAGTCCTTCAAAAGATGTTGTTCCAAAGAAGAAAGAACCACGCCCTGCTCCTTCGCCCAAACCGGTTGTTGCTTCACCCAAACCGGTTGTTGCTTCACCCAAACCGGTTGTTGCTACTCCAAAACCGACACCTCCTATATTCATACCAGAAGGAATACCAGAATCTAGTAGAAGAATTCTTCAAGATTACGACGCCGGAAAAACAGTACTTGAGCTGGCCAAAGAAAGAAACATGAAGACTGGAGACATTCTTCAAACTTTAGTTAAGTACCGTCTGCCAGACAAAAGCGGCCGCATGACAATACCTAGGTCTTCAGGTGGATTAAAAGGCTCTATTGGTAGAAAAGGCCGCAAAAAGTCGATGCAAAAATACATAGACAATCCCCGTCTAGATATTGACGCAGAAACAATAGCTGAGTCTATTGGATTCTGGAGAGGCTTTTCTCTCGGAAGTGGAAGGATTAGTCCTGACAGCTACAACTACGCTAATCACCCGCAATTTTCTTATGATTTACAAACCGGCAAGCCGGTGGTTATTTTAGGCTCACGAACAGACTCTGCTGCAGATATTGAAAAAATAATAAAAGAAGGCAAGTACCTAATACGGAAATCTGGAACCTACGGCCTTGGAGGTAACTTTGGATTTGATGGAGACCCAATCATCGGAGAGGTTTATGAAGAATCTCTTGGGGTTGCGCGGTATCCAGGAACTTTAGCAAGAGTAAACCGCCTTATAGTAAAACTTAAATTACGGAACCCAATTGTTTATAACGTTGGAATTTTAGAGGGACTCGAAGACTTTGCTTACAATTCCGAGATGTTTAGGTATAAAGACGGAGACGAAACCGGGCCAAGAGAAAATAGAATTACAAACTTAAGAGAACAAACGAATGAATTCATTAAACAGCTCGGCGGAGAAAAGAAGGTTCGCGGTCTGTATAAAAAACTTTTAGAGACTGTAGAAAAAGAAGTTTCTTTAAACAGTTTTGACGATTCATGGAGCGCAAACGATGCCATTGAAAGATTAAATCGTTACGCAAAAATAGTCGAAGGTGGGGACATAGGGCATATAGGACACCGCGATTTTAATCGGCTGGCGCGTGCTGCTGGCCATGATGCAATTGTTCGTCTTGCAATTGGACACTGGGAACCAGATACAAGCCACATTATTGTTCTTGACGAAAGAAGTATAAAAATTGTTGGAAAACGTCCGGCTTATAATAAAGAAACTATTGAGGCCGAAGAATTAAGAATGGTCAACCGTTTTATAGAGATGATAAACAGCCCTAACGGTCCGTTTTATCCAGGATTCCTAAGTGCGAGAGACATTAAGGAATATATTGCCAACATTGAAAAACTGCTTTTAGACAAAGAAGCGAATCCAGATTCATGGACCGAAGTAGATGATAATTCGATAATTCGCCAAGCTCGCTATATTTTTAGGTCTTACGGAATGGGGCAAGCGGAAATTAAATTTGCAGAAGAAAACGGCATCGAAACAAGTGAAGAGATAAAAAACACCCTTGAGGAAGGGTTGCAAATTGCGCTCGCCACTAACGGTTTAAAAAGAAAAAAGGGAAACAAACTTTCTGGGTCAATACGAAGAGCAGAACCAGAAGTATGGGAGATGCCGGAAGACGATTTAATACCTTTTGATGCTGGCGACTATGATAACGAACTTGAGGGTGGAGCGTTATACGACGAGATGATTGGCCCTAAGCCAAAAGTAAACAGACCCAATGACAGAAAGCCGTTAACATTAGAATCAGCAACACAAAGACGCACTGCGCTAATTGCTGGTGGGTTTGTAAATCTTGATGACGAAATACAGGTGAGAGACGGCAAGTCCATATCTCAGCAAGCAAGAGAGGCCATAGCTCGAGATTTTGCAGAAGACAAACTTAGCTTGGCCGAAATTTTAAAAAAATACAAAGTCGGCGAAAGCTGGCTTCGTAAACATTTTCCAGAAATGGAATCTAAACAGTCTCGTAATAGACGCAGAAATGACTCAATACGTCAAGATTTCCTAGATGGTGCAACTATTGATTTCTTATCTAATAAATACAATATTTCTCCTAGGCATCTTCGTCGAAACATTGTAAGCGACTTGCTGAAAGAGCGAGGCGACACAGCAGACGCGCAAGAAAGTTACAAGGACCAATCAAACAGAAGAACCAATAGACGTTCAAGAAAAAATTCAAAAAAAACTAGCAAGACCAAACCAAACCCTTCTGAGTCGGTTGGCCCAAACAAAGACACAACTGCAGATGTTCCAACTGAACCACTCATAACGCCTGGTGGGATTTCTGGTTCTATGTCAAATGAGAATTTTAATGTTGGATTAACCCTAAAAACTAAACTAAAAATATCACCGTTAGAAAATGGATTATTTAAAGTAGAAATAGATTATGGCGACTTAACAATAAGTGCCGAAGTTGACCTAGATAACTACTCTTCGTACAAAGACGCTTATGATAGATGGATTGACTGGGATGGCAACTACGGCATGCGTGTTGCTTCATCTGCACTAATGGGGGAAAACCTTCCAGAAGCATGGGGTTACCGCGGAACCGACGATGGGACACACCATCACGACGTAATCAGTACCGGCGTAATGGTTTCTGGCGCTAAAGAATCTTTGTCAACCGTAGAGAAGCAAGTGACGGATGCATTAATAGCCCTCCATCACATCAATACCGGTAAGGAGACCAATATTCGTCCTATTTACCGTGGTATTTCAAATATTACTGCCGGAAACGAACTGCTTAGCATGGGGAGCGGCAGTATCGTTACGCTGCCTCTCTCGGCTTTTACTGCAGATAGAAAAGTTGCAAACATGTATGCGACAGCAATGGGGACAACAAACGACGGTCTTATACTTGAAGTTCTTCCAGGCGCGCGCGTAGGAGATGCTGCCGGAGACCAGTACCTACATAGGTTTGACTTGCTTGACGACAAAGGAAATGTAGAAGGCTCAGCTATTGATGTTACAGAATCAATTACACAAGGCAGATTTAAATTTGTAAAGATGTCTACAATTCTCGTGGCGAACCAATCAGGCGGAAACGACTCAGTAAAGAAAATAACCCTTGAACAAATAGAAACATTTAACCCTGTTAAAGGTTCCTACGAAAAAAATTCAGGGAGACTATCCGGCTCCATGTCGTCCAAAAGAGACCAGTTTTTGGCTCGACTTGGAGACGTAAGACCAATCACTCAAGGTCTCGTTCCAGAAGACGTACAATCCCTTCAAGCCCGGGCTATTGAAATGTATGTTCAAAGGAGCCCGACACTAATAAGACAGCTTTCTGATATCGAAGCACGTAACAGCTGGCAAACGGCTGCTGATGCCATCAACCCTGACGGCTCACGAATGTCTAAAGAGCAATACATAGCATTCAAAACAAACGAAATGCGTCAAATAGCTCAACAGTACGCTTCACGCAGGTTAAATAAATACGACCCCGACACACGACCGCGTCATTTAGAACAACTTCAACATAACGTTGATTTAATGTTTGCTGCTTCTCCGGAATTGCAAATGCTTTGCGAACAGTATGGATACCCTTTGTACGCAATATTTAATGCGCAGGAAGTCAGAGACAAAGACGGAAAACCCGTATGGAAACCCAACGCGGAAGCACACGAAAAAAACATGCCCGGCACCGTCAATGGTATAACTTTGATGGGACTAAGTATTTCAGCTATCCACCCATACAGTGATGATGCGTTTATCCCTGAAGGGATGCTTTTTGGACAGGCCATACAAGACCAACGGCGTCTTCTTAATGGCCACTGGGGAATTCGTCCTGAAGCATACGGAACAGGCGTAGATACAGACCCCTTGTCCCTACATAAACTGCTTATCGAGCAGCATATGAGTGAATATGAAAAGCTTGGACGTCGTCCGGACTTAACTGATTCAAATACACCTCTTGGAACACTTAGGCACGAAACCTCGCACAGTATTCACAGCGGGATGCTAGCCAGAGCACTACTGGATGTTTTAGAAAACCCATCTATTGAGACTCGCGAAAGATATGCATTGCTTTCACTAATGCTTAAACCAAACTGGCAGGCCGCCATTGCGGCTAGCGCCGGCAGCAGCAAGCAGGTGCAGATGATGTACGACCAAGCCGTAAGCGATTACGCGGCAAGCTCTCCGCCGGAGTGGTTTGCGGAGACACTAAGCGCAGCTTTGTCACCAAGTGAAAAAACTCGTGCTCTGTTAAATTTTAATCATCGCGGTATATTGGCTTTTGCAATTCCTGAACTTCGTAAATATTTGATAGAAGGAGACTGGCCGTGAGACCGTTTAAGGGCGCTAAAACACAAAAAGAGGCAGACGACATAGTTCAATCAGTTCAAAAATTTTGGCGTGATTCGTATGGTGATTATCAAGAAATGATGGGTCGTGAAGTTATTGCGGCTCAGGACCAAAATATTGCGTTACACTTTTCAGATGCCATGAATTCAATAGAAAAGATGGCTAAAGAACTAAAGTCTTCTAAGAAACCAAAACGAGGCAAGAATGACACATGACCAAAATAAGTCACATTGTTCTTTAGAGCTAGAAGAAATTCAGAACCGGCTTAAATCTATAGACGAATCAATCAAGCTTCTCTTGGTTTCCGTACAGTCTTTGTCCGTTTGTAGCGGACATTCCGCTCCCTCTGCATCCCAGCCGACAGGTGTGTCTGTTTTTGCCACTTGACATCGGTGTCAAATCATCTTACAGTATTCGCTGTGAGCATAAAAAAAATAATATCTAAAATTAGGTTTTTGTACCTTTTTCGTTTTTTAGGCGGGTATCATTGGACCTATTTTTTTAGCTGGAGGCTTCAGTCTTTGCGCGACGAAATAGAATTCAGGTACTACCACTGGAAACGCATGCGTCTACGAAAAAAAAAGATGTCGTCGAGCTTTAAAGGGAACAAAAGCCATGTTTGGAAAAACTAAAAAACCACGCCTAGAAATAGGAAAACTCCTTGAACGCATGGGCCCTGAGTCAGACGCGGCTGAAATAGCCGCCGTTTTGTATGTAAAAGAAAGTACGGTCCGTAAATGGATGCGTAAACCTCATAAAAGCATAGACCCGTTTGTTGCTGATTCTCTTGCTAGCCGCATCGGTAAGCACCCATTCCAAATATGGGACTGGGACTGGGTAGACACAAAATGAGCCTAGAAGAACTCGAGCGCCAGTATGGCAGTTTAATGTTTCTTAAATGCTGCACGTACTGGCCGATTCATGCCTACCACCTCAACAGGGGTGTAGGGCGATGCACCGTCTGTAAGAAACAAATGGAGATTGTCAATGACTACGAAGAAATTCAACGACTACGACTTACCGCAACCGAACTGGCGGAAGGACTTAGAATTTGGCCACCGAGGCGAGAATCTAATATCAGATTTCTTAGACGATGTTTCCAGTGGTTCCTTCGAGGTCAAGTCGGACCGATACCGCAACGGCAGGATGGTCGTGGAGACCCAACAGGACCCGGGAGCCCGTGGTACTTGGGTTAACTCAGGAATAAACGTAACCAAAGCCAAATGGTGGGTATACCAATACGCATTAGATGGGGCTTTTCACGTCATTGCCGTAGATAGATTAAAGCGTTATTTACGCCTAAATACAGATAAATTTAACGAGTCTACAAAGCGCATATTTGCGTCAGGAAGCGAAAACCCGGCAAAAGGGTTTCTTGTATTTCCAGCAGATGTGCTTGATATGCTCACAAACGAAAAATACGACGCTTAGCGCAAAGGAAACAATGAAGTTCGTAGCAATTTTTTACGAAAAATCTTTTATATACGACGGTGAATCTAAAGAAGAATGGGGAGACATAATTCTCCTCTCAAATAACAAACATGCCGAGTTGTGGATACGAGGAATGGCGCGCGAGCGTGCAGAAACAATCGTTCTTGCCCTTAATAGTTATTTTGGATACGAATCATGAGCGAATGGATGGGAAACACCCACACAGTCCTCGACTACGGATTTGTACGCCTAGTCGACTCCATGGCAAACGACCTCAGCGTTGTCAACTCAGCCCGAGTGTCTTTTGGCAAGTCAACAGCAGAGATGTCGCCGGCAGATGTTGGACTAATCAACTTTCTTATGCGTGAACGGCACGGAACCCCCTTTGAGCACAACAGCTTCATGTTCCATGTCAAGTGCCCTATCTTCGTCGCGCGCGAGTGGTTTCGCCACCGTATGGGGTCATTCAACGAATACTCCGGCCGGTACTCAGAGATGAATAATGAGTTTTATGTCCCTGACTGGGAAGACATGCGCACCCAAGTTGGCAAGCCCGGTAGCTACACCTTCGAGCCAATCGAGGACGAAGCAAAATGCGCCCATATCGACAGCGTCATAACTAACGCCTACGAATCTGCTTGGAATACCTACCGAGATTTGATTGATGGCGGCCTGGCGAAAGAATTGGCTCGCGCCGTTATTCCTGTCGGTGCGTATACCGAGTTCTATTGGACAGTCAACGCACGCTCACTGATGAACTTTCTCTCACTGCGCCTCGACGGCAACGCCCAGCTCGAGATTCGCAAATTTGCTGAAGCTGTGGAAACATTCCTAGAGAACAAGATGCCCATCACCCACCAGGCGTGGAAGATTAACGAACGAGTCGCGCCGTAGCCAGAAATGGTAAATACGGCCCGCTAAATCTATCCAATAACGCAGACCGAGTATTTATAAAAGGAACCCATGACAAGCCAAGCAAAAACCGACAAGGTGTATCTAGCAGCACTCGAGGCGTACGAAGAGCACGAAGCGCTCGCACAGAAGTACATGAAGACCCTACGAGAGCTCCAGGAAGGCACCAAAACAGAGCCTTGGGTAATACAGGACTGCGAAGAGGTTTTTAGCCTGCACAACTGCATAGCGGCCGTCCTGAGGGACATCCTGTACGCCGGCGAAGACCTACCGCCGATGGACGACGTATTCTGACAAGCGAAAACCACCGGCATTGACACGACGCCAACGAGACGACCAGTTATGGTTCTGATAAATCTATTTGAAATATGCATGAAAGCACTGGCGCAGCTTCTCCCCCGCAAAATGGAGCTATGAAAAAAATTTGCGGCATATGGGCGCTATGGCTTGTAAACATTCGATGCCGGCGTACGCTAGTGTGATTGAGAAACAACTCGACAACGACTAGGAGTGACAATGCCACCTATGAAGGAGACGCTAGAGCACACGCTTGAATACCTGTACGCCCCAGTGTGGCCAGACAATGCTCATAACGTTATAGAACAAGGACTTCACAACGATGACGAAACAGGATTCATGCTTGTCAACAGAGACACATACGCTGTTGGTTTCATCAACCTCACAGGAGGCGTACGTCTCAATGGCGTCACCGATTTCGAAATCGATGGCAAAACAATCACAGCGCCATCGTTCGACAAGTTCCAGACTGGCATAGCTGTGAAGATTAGGGTTGCCGACTTGGACTTGACGCGACTCACGCCATCGTCCGAAGACTTCTCTGCTGCGTTCTACCCTGAAGACATGGAGTGCTATACGTACTTCGGTCAGGTGCCGGCGTCAGCAATCGTAGGACACGTTGAGTACAAGCTTAACTCTCCTGACATTCCAATGAAGCCTTAGTGTTCTGGTCGTAGCCGGCGCATAGGGTCAACGAACAGCACTACGGGTGAGCTTTCGGGTGAGCTATGCCTCGTCGTCTTCGTCGTCTTCGTACATCTTGAGCAGCGCTTCTTCACGCTCTTCTTCGCTCATAGCAGCTACCCTGTCTGCCACTACGTATACCCATTCGCCATCTTCTCGTATACGTATGTCAAGCAACCCAGCCTTTACCATTGCTGCCAGGTCCTTGCTAAGCTTGTCTATTGTGTAGTCATCGCTCATATTGATGTCGTCATCGCTCATGTTAAGAGCATACGGGTGAGCTTACGGGTTGTCAACAGGCGATGCTTCATTACGCCATATCCTTACGTTACGCACATACACAACGATGTAAGCAACAGAGCCAACTATGAACCCATACGTCTTTGTCTGTATAGCGAACACTACCCATAGGCACTCCATCACCATCAGCCACAAGAAAGCCTCCCACCTCTTCTTGCCCACGAAATACATGCCGCTGATACCCATAGCAGCAAGCACCCAAGACCACTGAAGTTCAGTCATCACTAGAGCTTTGACACAACAAGACCGCATGAATGAGCAAACGACCTTGCCTCGTCACCTGAGCTGAAGGCAGCGGCTTGATAGTACGAACCGTTGCGCCTACGCAACAGCAGCCATTCATCTTTGTCCAGCACTTTGACAACGTGATATGAATCTTCACCCACTATCTGTATTCCATCTGATGCTAATTCGTAGCTATGCATAAATCTCCATTTGACCAGAGGCATAGCCAGCAGGGAAGCGGACAACAGAACAACCAACTGTTGCCGCAGCCAATAGGCGCTTCCTTTTCGCACGCAAGGAGGAACGAGCTATCTGGCTATGCACGCACAAATCCTAGCACTAGAACCACTCGGTAAGAAATCCCTGTTTCTCTAGCCCACCAGCCAATGTTGCGTAGAACTCATCGAACGCTTCGGGTAGCTCTTCGGGTTCAATCCTTTCAATGACACGCAGTAGCATCGCAGGGATACCGCCATCCTTGCGTCGAAGTATCGATTGCCCAGGGAAATACATGTCTTCTTGGAACTCCACTTTACGCGGCACTGTGAGTTTATAAGGGCGCGTCACAATCGAGGTTTCATACTGATTTACGTGCGTAAAGGTCAGACACTCACGAACAGCATCCATCGTCACAAACGCCTGCTGTAAGGGGACATCACGGGTTGCCTCAGGGTCAGTGCTGCAATACCCCTCTGCCACCAAAGTGAACTCATCAACACCCCAGCCTTGACGCAAGATACATGCCGCGTTTGTTAGCCGACTGAAACGCTCTTGTACATCTGTCCGCATGTGCTCTGGTTTCATTGAAAGCAAGACTGCGAGATAATCGTCTTTCCACCCGTATAGGCCAAAAGTAAGGTCCTCTCCGATGCCGGCATCCTTTACGACCATCTGTTTGGCTAGAGATGCAGCGTCGCACACGAATATGACTTTATCTATCGAGTCCTCTGCATGTATCTTGCCAGTCATGCCATGAGCGTAGTTCAGTCATATCTACACTACGGGTAGGTGTACGGGTGATAATGTCCCAATATGACTGAGAACAAAAACCATTCAAACAAGAAAAAAGCCAAAAAGGTTGCTGCTAAAAAAGCACCTGCCAAGAAGGCTGCTGCTAAGAAGGCTGTTGCTAAGAAAACAACTTCGCAAGACTCTGAGGTGAAAAAGAAGGCAGCACGCCCTGCAAAGACTTCTACATCTGTATCTTCTTCAGAACTAGCAGACATTAAAGTGAAGATTGAACAAGACGCGACCGAACTGGTCGATGCAGCCAAGTCGCTTATAACTTCTGTCTCGGGTGTAGCCCCTCATACTGCAATCACTTTTGTGTCCGAAGTAATCACAGCCAATGACATCAAGTCGGCCTCACTTCGCAAGCGCGTGCTGAAGTGGTTTAAGAGAAGCTAATCCTTATTGCTTAAATGCGGCCTGTCATTCCTGTCAGGACGTGCCGAGTTACGAGCCGCTACTCGCTTACAAACATTAATGCCCTCGGGTGTAATCCGGTAGTTACGATTGTCGTCAACAGTGAGCCAACCATATTTAACCAGTTTCGACGCGGCTATGTACCAAGTGTCTTTGCGTATTTGTTTGGTACGGAACTCTAGGTGTTGCTGATATGTGAACGTTGCAGGCTTGTTGTCTTGCCTCCACCAGCGCTCATAGAATCGTGCATACGTCAAAATAATATGAGCAGTCGTTAAGTAGCCCAACTTTGAGTAAGGGACACTATAGTCAGGAAAACGTTCTAAATGGGTAGGCTTTGACTTCATGGAATCATAATAGGGGTTTTTATTCAAGACGGCAAGTAGCTCAGATGGATAGAGCGACGGACTTCTAATCCGCAGGTCGCAGGTTCGAGTCCTGCCTTGCCGGCCACATGCAATACGGGTATCATGTAGAGCATGAAAAACGTAAAATACTACAAATACGCAGCGATAGTATGGTGGATTGTTTTCGTGCTTTCCTTGTGGCTCTATTCTTGACGTATTATTAAAGCATGAGCGACAATCCAGAGATTCTGTTCGGAGATTTACCGTTCTATAGAGCGTCAAGAGAACCATGCATTGTATGTGGACATACCACGGGTGACTGTCTAGGTGACACAACACATGAAGTGCGCATATTTGGCATTCATCACAGCACGGATGCAGCAACAGAAAAAACCGAGATTCTTGTAGAAGAAGACGTCGTACAGGAGACGCAAATCACTCCGTTTACAAAAGCAAAGATTCTTGTAGCTCGCAAGGGAAGCTATGTCTCTGTTGCAAGGGCAAAAGAGTTAGGGATTATTTAGCCTTTACGTGCCGCACTTATCGATGTACAATCGTTGTTCAGCTACAACCACATGAGAGGTTTCCATGTCCTTACTTTCCAACGATTTCATCGCCCAATACGCAAACCAAACACCACCATGGGGTTTCGGTGGTCTTGGAGAAATTGTCTTTTTGCGCACTTATAGCCGTGCTATTCCTGAAGCAAATCGCAACGAATCATTCGTTGAAACAATTAAGCGTGTAATCGATGGCGCTGTAGATGTTGGTGTCCCATACACGCAAGAAGAAGCAGAAGCTCTCTTTGACCACATGTTTAATCTTCGCTGCTTGTTCTCCGGCCGCGCATTGTGGCAGCTTGGAACACCATTGGTTAAGAAGTTCAATGCAACGTCTTTAAACAACTGCTACTTCACCAACATCGAAAAGGTTGAAGACTTTGAACTTGTCTTTGACTATCTGATGCTTGGAGGTGGAGTCGGGTTCTCTGTAGAGCGTTCCAAGATTCATGAACTTCCAAAAGTTAAAGCAGGCGTATCTATCACGCATGAACGCAGCAACGATGCAGACATCATTGTCCCAGACTCACGTCAAGGATGGCGTCGTCTTCTTCATAGCGTATTGAAGTCATACTTTGATACGGGTAAGTCTTTCTCATACTCCACAATTCTGGTTCGCGAATTTGGAGCACCACTCAACACGTTTGGTGGAACAGCAAGCGGACCTGGCGCGCTCATCGACGGCATTGCCGACATATGCAAAGTGATGGACAATCGTGTTGGCAAGAAGCTTCGTTCTATCGATGTTCTTGACGTCTGCAACATCATTGGAAAGATTGTTGTGTCGGGTTCTTCACGTCGCTCTGCACAGATTGCAATTGGCGACCCAGACGACGTTCTGTTCTTGCGCGCAAAGAACTGGGGCACAGGAAACGTTCCTGCATATCGAGCAAACTCAAACAACAGCATCTATGCAGACCACTTCGACGAAATACAACCAGAACTTTGGAAGGGATATGACGGCTCAGGTGAACCATACGGGCTCGTTAATCGTCGCCTTGCGCGTAAGTTTGGACGTCTTGGCGAAGTTCGTACCGACAACTCAATCGAAGGCTTTAACCCATGTGCAGAGATTGGTCTTGCAGATGGCGAGTCTTGCAACCTTGCAACAGTGTTTCTTCCAAACATCACGTCGCTTGAGCAGTTCCAAGAAATCAGCATCTTGTTGTACAAGACGCAAAAAAACATCACACGCATGGAGTATCCATACGAAAAGACATCAACAATCGTTCGAAAGAATGCGCGCCTTGGTCAGTCCATTACGGGTATTCTTCAGTCGACGCCGGAGCAAATCTCATGGCTTGATAGCGCATACAAGAATCTTCGCGACTATGACGTTGCTTACTCAAAAGAAAACGGGCTACCTGTATCAGTTCGCTTAACCACAGTGCAGCCATCTGGCACATTGTCTCTTCTTCCTGGGGTTACTCCCGGTATTCACCCTGCGTATGCGCGTTACTACATTCGCCGCGTTCGTTTTGGTGCATCTGACCCTCTTGTTGATGCATGCCGTAAGCGTGGATACAAAGTGACTTGGGATATCGGAATCGACGGCCGCGAAGACCACACTCGCTATGTTGTTGAATTTCCATGTCAGTCGCCTGAAGGTTCAGTGCTTGCTGCCGACATGACAGCTATTGAACAGCTTGAGTGGGTTAAGAAGATGCAAACAGAGTGGGCAGACAACGCTGTTTCAGTGACTGTGTACTACCGCAAAGAAGAGTTGTCACTGATTAAGGAATGGTTGAGCTCCAACTACGACACGGGTGTCAAGTCGGTTTCGTTCCTTCTTCATGCCGACCACAACTTCCCACTTCCTCCATACGAGGAAATCGATGAGGACACGTACAAGAAGCTGCTTGGGAAGGTTGACTTCTCTGTTCAGTTGTCTCCAGACATCTTTAAGGACGCGCTTGACCTTGACGACTGCTCTACGGGTGCCTGCCCTGTAAAATAGGCGCAAACGCAAAGCCCGGAGGCATCCACCAAATGTCTCCGGGCTTTTGCTATGTTCAAAGACATGCGTACAACAGCAGATATTGCAGCAATAGTCACAATCATCCTTATGGCAGCCATGATTAAGCGTAGGGACTTTGTTATCAATGCCCAGCGTCGAGCCAACGCGATGCTAATTAAATCAAATAGGCGTCTTATAAAAGAGATTGACGACGTATTGTCAGAGCGTTAGCGCAAGCGCACGTTGCACTTAGTGCAGCGCTCGGACCACGGGTAAGACTGGCGAAACTCTATTGGATGAGGGCAATCAATCTCGTAAGCTGCTGCCTCGTTGCACAACCGTCTTACAAACTCAGCCAACGACACACCCTGTCTTTCGGCTGTCAGTTTCCACCGGTCGTGGTCATACTCTGTAGCACGAACAATTACCTGCTTCATTGCCGGTTCTCCCGGTGTTGAGCTCGTATTCGTCTTACGGGTTGGCTCCAAAGTCTCGGCTAGCTTTTCCATTGCCGCTTCAATATTGTCTTCTTCATTACTCATTATTGCCACCTACATCAACTATTTCTGCTTCAACTATGTCTAGCTGACTAATGTCTTTATCTGTATCAAACAGTATGGCATTGACTGCTTCCATAGGCAGAACTCCCGAGCGACCCATAATCTCAAGCAGTTGACGGGCTTCATTTTCGGGTGACCATGTTGACAGCGCAACCGAGTCCCCTTTAGCGCCTGACAGTGTTGCACGCACAGGTGCATTTTGGGTTGCCGCAATATCAAGCTGGACATTTATGTTGTTTTGTTCCATGCCAAGAAGCTTTGCTCTTCTATCCATTATGGAAAGGACCTGCTGGATGGCCTTCATGTCGGGTTCTACGCTCATCTCAGAGCCGTCTTCTGTCGTAACGCGCCGATGCTGCGTCATGGGCCATATTGACTGCTGCAGGGCGTCCAGACGCTCCAGCTCAAGCCTGAGGACCTCTGGGTAGGCAAGGAGGGCTTCTCTGTTCATCTTCTCAAGCTGACGCCTAATAGATGCGTTAACAGAGCTTGACGTCATGTTGAAGCGTCTAGATATTTCATTAATAGCTACGCCGGCTTGTCGCATCTTAAAAATACGTAAGTCTCTTTCGGCTAAAAACTCTCTTGATAATGAGTTGTTGTTTGCCATGTATTAGTCGACTTTCATGAATTCAAGGACCTCAAAGGGGAAAAGAGTTCCTCGCTTCATTTTAGTCGGCCATTCACGTATGTCACGAGCACCTCGGAAATGGCGCACCTCGTACACAAAGCCCTCAAGTGCTGTTGGGTCGGGCTGTAGGGCAATACCGAACTCTGGCCAGCGAGACCAGACAGACGAACCGAACGGGCGTAAGTCACGCGAACCAACTGAACCGAGTGGGGCGTGGTGCTCAAGCCAAAGGGCGCACCCATATACGTCACGAATTTGGTCTAAATACCTAGCCACCTCGATTGCGAGAGCTTCTGAAGTGCGGGTACCGGAGTCAATAAACGACTTATACAGAGGACCAATACAGATGAGCTCCGGGCGAATGCGGTCAATATACGACTCAAGCAGTGCTCGGTCTTTGGCGCTACAAAGGTCAAGACCATCTGGTTTTATCAACAGGTGAGCATCAACGTCATCTGCAAAACCCCTAGAAATTGCAGCGCTCATAATCTTGCTAGATGTGCGTTTAATAATACGCTCTGGGTTTTCAAGGTCCACCGTGAGCGTACGCACACGAGGCATGCGCTGATATGTAAACGGGTGAATTCCAGCCGCGCAACAGATTGCAACCTGGCGAGCAAGCATTGTCTTGCCGACACCTTCTGCAGCAACAACAATTACTCGTTCCTGCTTTTCAAGTACACCCGGGATAACCCAATCATAGGTATCGTCAGTTTCTTCACGAAGAAAATCTTCCCACTTGACTAGTCGTCCGCCATCAACAGCGGCGCTGCCGTCCGTCGGGCTGTTTGTAAGAATCAAACTGAGGCGAGTAAAAACTTGGGCATCTGTCAATTCTTCAGTATCAAACACGTCAAGCATCTTGTCGCGAACAGTCTTTACGTAGTCACTTGCAAGGTCTGGAACAATTGCGTTACCAACGTCGTCTAATTCAAGAAGTTCGTCAATAGAAAGGCCAGCCTGCAAGTGGTCAGAGATGTCTTTGTGCTCTCCACAAACCCAGGTATTAACGTTGCATCCAGCGGCACGAAGTTTTGATGCAACATCAAGCGCGTGAAGAATGCCTGGCTTGTCGTTATCAGCGATTACTTCGACATAAGCGCCTGCAAGATGTCGAGTGTGTTCACCGTCCCACACGCCAGCACCGCCGGTTGTAGTTGTTGCAACGATTCCTTTTTTGATAAGTGTGTCAGCGTCTTTTTCGCCTTCGACAATCCAGATTGGCTGCCCGTCAGCAACCCCTTTAATCACTGCTGGCAGATTATAAAGAACTTTGCGGGTTCCGTCGAGGTCGTAAAGGTATGCGCCTTTTTTGTCAGGGTCCGGACGGCGTTGCCTAAATGTTTTTTTGCCATCTTCGTTTACGTAACGAAGTTTCTCAAACAGCAACACGCCGTTTTCATCTACGTACGGGTAAGCCTTAACGAGTTTGTTTTTCTTTGCGGGTGCTTTGGTTTGTGACTCGGGTGGATAGAGGTCTTTAATTTTCATGCCAAGAGCATCACAGATTTGATTGACGTTGCATGGAGAACCAAAATGACAAGCAAGCAAGACGCGGCCGTCATCACCTTCTTTAACCGAGAGAGACGGGTTCTCGTCTCCGTTACGGCAAGGGCAGCTTGCATGCCAGTTCGCACCTGATTTTTTAACATTAGATAGCTTGCTAAGTACGACCTCTACTGGACTTTGCGTCATCGTCGTGCCTTGTTTGTAGCCGGGTCAAAATACCCAGGCTGTTTTAACGTGATTCCTCGTTCTTTGCGCAAGGCAACTCGACGTTTCTCGGTTAAGCCTCCCCATATCCCGAACATTTCGTGATGTATGCCATATTCTGCACATTTGTTCTGTACCAAACATGAATGACAAGTAGATATGGCTTTTCGCATATCCCTAGTTATGCCTCGCGTCCTCGAATCCGGGAAGAAAAATGCTGTTGGCATGCTTGAACATGCGCCCTCTTTTGGCGGACTTAAAATTTCGTTGTCCATGTTCCTCCTGATTAACAAGTGGAAGGATAGACGACTAAAAGCGTCTCGTCAACACCTGCCACGCATACTTTAAACGCACGGTCAGTGATGGTTTTTTGTCAGCAATAGTTGCGATGATTATTTGATTCCATTCAGCCGACACTTTGTATATCTGGTGAACCATCATGTCCCAATATGGAGAATTGCGAGCCTTTAGCCACGCTTGCTCGTCGAATATTCCATGGTCTTCGAAGAGAATAGTTTCAACGTCTGTTTTGCTACCAATTATCTCAAGAGACCAACCGGTTTGTGCTTCTATTGCACACATCATCGAATACATGCCGCTTTGGCCATATGATTCATGCACAAATGCACTAATTTCATTCATCATGTCGAAAACAGTGCTTGAATGCCCGGGTATCTGAGTAATCAATGGTTTGGCGGCAAGCATTTGCTCTAATAGGGTTTCTTCGCAGTTTTCAATTAAGAAATCATCATCTTCATCAACAAAATCGTCGTCACCGTCAAATGGAAATGAATCGCCGCTCATCACCTCAACGATAGCACAAGCCCGTAGGCCTGCAGCTTCGTGCGCGTTGCGTGTGATGTGTCGTCCATGCTTGCTATAGCTCGCTCTTGTGGCGTTGATTCACGATAGTGGTCTAGATATTCACCGATTGCATTAACTAGAGCCCATCCATTGTGCCCGAATTTTGCAGCATTTTTTTCATTCATATAAATAGACCTAATCACATCAATCACTCCTTCGCGACGATGACGCTGACGTTCTGTTTCGGTTGCGCGTTCTGGGTAAAGAGTGCCGAGAACTTTTTCAATACGACCTGTAGAGGGAGACGTGTTGATGCGCAACAAAGCTTCAGCTTGTTTAGTAAAAGCTTCTGACCATGCGGTAGACAAATTCAAAACCGTACGGGCGTCATCCATTGCAAGGTCAACGTTGCGGGTGTGTCGTGCTGTAAATACACGTTGGGCTTGTTGAAGCCCTAGCACAACAGTGTTATTGCACACGGCGCGAATATCTGTGTTTGCATAACGAATTGGCCAAACACCATCATGTCCTGTCGATACGACTAGGTAGCGACCGATTTTGTCATTCACCCCGGCGGGGTCAATCACTATTGCTCCAAGGTCAATTGTCGAGAAAAACCGGGCTCCGTTTCTCAGCACCCCACATGTGTCGATTATGGCGTCACCATTGGATGCCCCAACAACCGCTACGGCGCGCTCAAGCACTTCACGGTTTTGTCGTACTTCGTATCTTGTGCCGACCGTTGCGAGCGGAGAAAAGGTTCCGTCTATATCCATCCGAACAGTTGCTCGCGAATCAGTGATAATTACAGGAGTGCCGTCTGTATTTCTAATCAATACACCACTGTCGTCGACTGCGGCAACCTTTGTAAGGACTACGTCGTAATCGGCGTATGCCGCTTCTAGCATCGCGTCAACGTTCTGAAGCTCCCTTACGGACGTACCGAGTCGGTGCCAGGGGACAGCATGTCCTGCGTAAGCAAATCGGGTTCTTCCGTCACTAGTTGAATCAAGGTCATGTGCCATATCTTTACTTCCTCACTGGATTTATCCAGATTGTAGCCGATGTCGTTGCCTTTTCGTAGAGACTGCGTTATGTTGTGGCTATGAGTAAAAACAACCTTCCAAACCTTTCATTTAATGAGCTCTGCTCCCATATTGGGGAAGATGCTGAGTTGATTAAAAAGCTGACAAAAAAATTCATTGAGGACCTTGATGCGGCTGACCGCTGGGATTCTGTTCCTCCGGGTACTCGCGACAAAATGTTTGAGCTTGTCGGAGTCATGGAGAACGATGAAATCATCCATAAGGAGATGGTCGAGTTTATGGGCATCTTCTCCAAGCTTGTTATGCATGTAATGAGCGAAGATGACGACTCTGAGCCAATGTCTTCAATGGCAGAGGGGCTTGAAGAACAGCCACATGATGTACGGGCTCTAGTTAACGCGGCCACGATGTTTACTGAGTCTGCAGAGGGAGTAAAGGTGGAGATGTGTTCAATTAATGGAGGTCCAACAGAGTTGCCTGGGACGCTTGTGTACATGGTTCCCGTAGAGAATGGACCAGAAGGATTTGACCCAGAGCTGTTTGACTCTAGGAACTATCACATGTATGTCTTGCAGCTTGAACTCCCGCCAGGAGATGGGCCATTTCTTGTCATTAGGGATGCTTTAAACGAAGCCTTTGAGAAGTACGGAACACCAGCAGTGCTGTCGTTTGTATGTGACACCTACATGCGTGAGTTCGACTCTGTTGAAGAGGCTACGGGTGAGTCTGGACGACGTGAAATCCTGGACATGGAACGTGAGTTCTTTTCGCCTACCGGTCAAGTAGAGCAGGCTATTGCTGCAATTGTGATGACAAAAAATACTCCAGTCATTACAACTGTCTCAAAGTACCGCTACGACGACAAAGGACAGCCCGAGTTCATCGTTGGTGGGTCGTCCTATGCGGTTAATCCCACTTTGGAAATTCTTCAGGACCCCAGTCATAGGGGGGTTATTTGTTCTCTTTTTGATATATATCTCAGCCTTGGAGATGAAATTTCGGACTGGTAACCCAGTGTTTTCTTGCGTTTTCGTTCTGTGAAGAAAAAATTCTAGAATGGGGGTTGCAAGTCGACCGAGACTGCTGTTTAATAACATTTATGGATATCAAACATAAATCACTGACCAGGATGTTTGCTAGCTCGTCCGAGCCAACAGTAAACATCATCACCATCACTCCAGAAATGGCATCAGCCCTTCTTGAGCTAAACACACTCAACCGCCCACTCAGCCGAGGACGTGTGCGTATGTACGCAGACCAAATGAAGCGTGGACAATGGAAAATCAACGGAGAGTCAATCAAGACATCCTGCAACCCATTAACCGGGGATGTTCGTCTTCTTGACGGCCAACACCGCCTTGTCGCCTGCGTTGAGTCTGGCGTTTCTTTCAAGACGCTTGCAGTGTCCGACCTTGACGAGTCAGTCTTTTCTGTAATCGACCGAGGCAAGGCTCGTGGAAACCACGACGTCTTGGCAATTGCCGGTATCAAGAACGGCTCTCACATTGCTCCAGCAGTGAAGTACTTCATTTGCCTTGAAGCTGGACTCAATCCACGCAACAAGGATGCAATCATGCTTATTAGTGCAGAAGACGTGCTTGATTACGTACGTCGTCACGACGACCACGTCGAGTGGGCTTATCAGCATGGACGCCGTATTGATTCAGCAATTGGCGGCATTCGTACCGCATGGATTATCTTCTCCGGAATCGTTGCTATGGAGCGTGGCGAACGCGACAGTGTCGATGCATTCCTGCAGCCAATGGTTTCTGGCGAAAACCTTGTCAACGGCGACCCACGTCTTGCTCTTCGCAACTGGGTTATCCGCAACGGCAACACACGTAGCGGCGCTGTGACAATCGAAAACGTTGCAACATACATTCGTGCATATAACCAATGGGTGGCTGGCGATTCATTGAAGGTTGTGCGTCCATGGACGTCAAACAGTGACTGGCCAAAAATCAACACAACCGACTACGGTCCAACTTTCTAGTACCCCCAAACCCACTAGAACAGAAACCCGGTCCTTCATTGGGCCGGGTTTTTTGTTTGTCCGGTTGTTTTTTCATACTTATTCCCTACACTGTGCAGCATGCAATCAGAAACTAAATCATGCGACATGTGCGGCGTGACCCATGACGCCAGTCAGCAGTCTGGAAACTTTATTGACTACGGCTGGAGCATCAACTGGCTCGCCCTTGGTCACTACGGCGGGTTCACCGACTGTATCCCTAGCCAAGAACTTGGAGAAGTTAACTCAATTGGCGACTATGACCCGAGCCCATACATGGTTCACATGTGTCACGACTGCTGCGTAAAACTCATTGCCACTTTCCCTGCACTTGTAAAGGTGGCCGGCATCCGCGGTGGCCACCCCAACATGAATGAGCACGACTCTTCTAACGGAATCGCTACACCCCCATGCTGCCCTTATGCGTGGACGTGGGTTAAGCGTGAAGAAAAAGACGAGTACGGAAACCGTCACGACACTTACTTTGCAACCGACGAGCTCGGTTGGGAAAAAGTTGAAGACTAGCCTTACCTGCTTAGATACTTATCCAAGTAAGCAACCATGTCTTCGCGCTCGTGAGCGCCAACAATAACTTTGTCCTGTCGGCCGTTATTAAAAACGATTACAGTAGGGATGTCCATCACGTTGAGCTCCCGGGCAATATCCATTTCCGCGTCAATGTTTAGGCGCGCAACGATGATGTCGTCTTCATAGTCCGATGCGATTGCGTCAATGATTGGCTTAAAATACTGACAGGGTCCGCACCATTCAGCCCAAACCTGAACGATGACCGGTTTGACGGAGCTACCAATAAGCTCATAATACGACTGTTTATCAAGGTCTCTTACCATAGAGACAGTATAAGCCTAGTGGGCTAGGCGGGAATTGAACCCGCGGCCAGCACCTTATAAGAGTGCTGCTCTTACCAACTGAGCTACTAGCCCGAGTCGGGTCACTTCTTCTTTTTTATAACGTAGCCAGCAGCTTTGAGGTCTTTAACGATAGTTTCTGGTATGCCGCTCCAAATAGGGATGCCGGACTTGGTCAACGAGTGAGCAATGATGTCCAGTTTTTTCTTGCGGTGTAACTGAAGTGTAATCATACGGGTATCTTACCAGCGCTTTCTGTTTTCATCTTTCTCTATCGCCGTTGCCATTTATCGGGGGCACTGGTGTTCTGCCATTTGAGAGACTGATATACGGCGTTTTCCAGAGACTTTAATACTGCTTTAATCAACTTCAGACGTGCATCGGGTTCTATTTTTTCAGTGACGTAACGCTGCCGTTCTGATTCCAAAACATTAAACAAGGTGTTAATCTGGCTGTCATTTAACATCATGACGTATGGCTTTCGTTTTTTTTCATTAGTTTTCATTGTTTTTCCTTTCGAAACGGTGGGCCCTGTGGGACTTGAACCCACGACCAACGGATTATGAGTCCGGCGCTCTAACCGACTGAGCTAAGGGCCCGTTGAGATTATGAAAAAACCCCCGGATTTAACCAGGGGTCTCTCACTCATGAGGCAAAGAGGGGGGAGCCTCATGCAGTTCAGTGTCCTAGTTGGACGATTCGATTGTTGCCAGCTCTTGTTTGTAAATAACGTCAAATTCGAGCTCGTAGCGGCGCTGCAGAATGAGTCCTGCGCGACGGCGGGCTTCCTGGCGGATGCGATTTTTTTCGCGCTGAATTTCGAGGCGCTGAGCCTTTATCTCCGGGCTTAGTGGCTTCCGGCCTCGTTTTTTCTTTTCCTGAATTTCTTCGGTCATAATGGTTCCTTTCACCAATTGAATAAGTGGTGTGAACTTTATCTATGCAGACTCATCACCGCAACCCCCAAATTGTGATTTTTTGGAGTTGCTTTTCATAAGTAGCCGTGGTTTAATTAAGGAAACAAAAGGAGAAATGTCATGGCATCAAGGACACACGGGAACAAGATAATCACCGAGCTTTTTAAGGAGCTTAGTCGTCTTGGATTTAACGTAATTCAAAACAAAAACAACACTTTTAAGATTGTGCCACCGCCAGAGCTTGGCGGGCGTATCTACAGCACTCACGGCACACCAAAAGCCGACAAGCCCATCAAGGCTTACTACCGAAAGACATATGGAATCAAACTATGAGCAATCAACTTATTGACCAAATATTGCGGGCCGCCGTAGAAGCAAAAGAAGGCGTGTGTGAAGAACACAAAGGCCCCAAGGACGTTGAACCCTTTATTTGTGGAGTTGCCAAAGGTGGTGAACCGTTTGCTATGCCCGACACTCTAGATGGGCATCCGTCAGAAAATCTTCCGCTTCTTCTTATGTACCTAGCCAATGCGCTCAATGACAAAAACGGAACAATGGAGTGGGAATGGCTTGCTTATATTGTTGAAGGCTACGTGCACGAAGCTGACGATGAAGATGATTTTCAACGCGGTCAGTTAGAGCGAGACTTCAAGAACAACCCGGCATCCGCAGTAAAAGAGAGCATGATTGCCAACCTGTACATGTGGGATGGTGATAACAAAGTTCAGTCGATTACATACTGCTACGGAGATGACGGCATGCCTGTATGGGGTGAACCAGTAAATGCTGAAGAAACGAAAGGGATGGTTCCGTTTATCTTTGATAGTTTCCGGACCTTTTGTCAGCATGAAGGCGATGAGTCAAAACTGAACCTTAATGAACCCTGAAGACCGCCGCCTCATCTGGACACTAGTAATGACCCTCATGGGTGTTTATGTCCTTATTTTGCCTACGGCGCTGGCTGTAGCAGCAATGGCTTTTAGCGCCTATGCAGCCCACAGGGTAATGAACAGGCCTTAACTAGTTTTCAAAGCCTGAGGAGGCCGACCAGTGGCCAATCCCTCCATTGTCGAACAAGTAGCGGGCTACCTTCAGGTTGCACTTGGAGTCAAGCAAGACATCCATGTTTTTGCCGCCACACACGTTCTTTGTCACAGTCTTCCATGAAGAATTTATTTGCAACAAGCCATAGTCACGAGTGCCATTTGAATTCTTTTTGGAAACAACTTTTTCCTGACACCGGCTTTCGCGCCACATAATGTAACTGAACTTTTTGACCGGAACGAGTCCATTGGATTTAAGTCGAGCTTCCCACTGAGGGCATCGTTTGACATCCGTGCCAGCGATACTCTGAGAAGAAACCTCTCCCGAAGGAGCTTTGTATCCTGGGCGAGTTTTCTTCCACTCAGCCATACCGTCTTCCGTGTATCGCTCACGCAGCGGCTTACGTGTTTCCCAGTTGATGCATCCCCTACCCCAGTTCTTGGAGTTGCGCCAACCAATAGCTGGCCGGAAGAAGGGGCGATTATTTAGCTTGTCGTCAAGAGTCCGAAATGTGTTCTTTGTTTGATAGCCCAAAAAAGACACGCGATTTCCTATGATGATTTGCTCTTCTTTGGTTGCTTTAGGTGGACGAGAAGCAAACTGCGTTCCGCCATAGTTAACCCAAACTGACTGCGCCATTCCTAGGCCGCCAGAAAAGTATCCGCCGTTTTTCCAGTTGTGATTTGTTTCGCACCAAGAAACAGCTTCCCAGAACTTAACTGAACCAGCTTTGCGAGTACGAAGTTGCTCAACTAATTCCGGGTGCGTTGCGTTGGTTGGTATCACGCTATGGGGCAACACAGTTGTGGTTGTTAACCCCACAGCCAAAACCGTTGGAGGTGTAAAACCTGCCAACAGCGACATAGCGCAAATCGATAAAAGTAAACGGCGAATGGTCATACGGAATCCTTCCGTTGGGGGATGGGACAGCAGGTGGGGCTTTGCCTCGCAACCTGCTTTATGGCAGTAGTGCTATGTCTCAATTATAGACCAACACACTTGACATGTGCAAGTTACGTTGTAGCTACGGCTGAATCAAAAAAGTTGAGGAAAATTTGCTTGGATATCGATTCGCCTTCTATTTCAGGGGTATGGCCCTCGATTGCGGCTGTAACAACCCCTCGTTTTTCGGCAATTAGAGCAAATATTTCTTCGTCAATTGTGTCCTGGGCGAGGAAGTATGAGGCGGTTACGGCATTTTTTTGCCCCAAACGATGGCATCGACTATATGTCTGGTCTACGTCAGCCGGTGTCCATGGAAGCTCTACAAAGATGACATTTGAAGACGCGGTTAATGTATGTCCTGTCTTAGCCGCCTGGATAGAGAGAACGATGACGGGTGCATCTTCGGTACTCATCTCTTGAAACTCTCGTTTCATTTCTTCAATCTCGGAAACATCCATGCCGCCTTGTATCTTCCGGCCGCCGTACTTGTTAGCCAAGTCGCTAACAATCTCACGGTGATGCGCAGCAATGACGACCTTTTCTCCGGCTTCAATAAGCGACTCTACATACTCTTCTACGGCTTTGATTTTTGCTTTTGCTGCGATGCGGCGTAAAACAGAAATGCGAACAAGATGTTCGTTTGATTCTGCGCGCATCTTTGCCCTAACGGCACTAGAACCGACCGGTTCACCGAGCTCTTTAGCAACTTCTCGCGCACGTTCCATGACGTAGGCGATGATATCGTCTTTTGCCTTTTTGTATTCAGCTTTTGCTTTTGCATCTATCTCAACGTAAACGGGTGAATGACGAACATCTGGAAGCTCCAGAAGAACCTGGTCTTTTGTTCGACGGATGTAACACGTTGAACGAAGTGTTTTGTTTAGTTCTTCAAGGTTTGTTGCGCCATCAATGTGCCACTGGCCAAAACGGTCACGAAATGCACCGCAGTATCGGCGATAGAAACCCCAAAGACCACCAAACTTGTTTAGTTCACCGAGTATGTCGAGTTGAGAAGCGTATTCTGCTGGTTTGTTTGTTATCGGCGTGCCGGTCAAACATAAAACAACACCGTCTTTATGGACCGATTTAGCAATCTTTATTGCGCTTTTGGTGCGTTGCGCTGTTGCTGTTTTTGCGTAATGAGACTCATCAAACACGTACGATGCGTGTCCCATTAGTTGTTTTTGCCAATGAGAGATGTTTGAGTAACCAACGATTAACCAGTCGTATCCGGAATCACGAGACGGAAAGTCCTTGCGGTTGCTCACAGTAACAACCGAGTCTTCTGGCACCCATCGATTTATTTCTTTCGCCCAATTCAATACGAGCGTCGGTGGACAAACAACAACACACGGGTAGGCATTACCGCTTGTGTTTTGTGCTGCTTTGACGGTTGCAATTGCTTGGATAGTTTTACCAAGCCCCATGTCATCTGCAATAAAACACCGACGCGCATTAAGAGCATAAACAATGCCGGCACGTTGATACGGAAGCAATTCTCCAACAAGCCCATCTACGGTAATCTCTGCATCTGTTGAGCGAGAGTCTTGTGTGCGACGGTCTTGCTCGTCTGCTATTGATGTTGCTTTATCGCGCAGTTCGCTTGGCACTTCTTCGCCAAACTTGTCGGCCCATGTGATTGCTTCACGTACTGCCGTCATTGGAACACGCCATGCCATTGTTTTTGCATGCCAGGTAACCCCCGGAAGAGACTTGACCGAACGAACCTTTACAGGGTCGTATGCAAATCCTAAATACACCCACCCATCTTCTTCGCGAAGGCCAAATATTTCGCGCGATAGTTGCGGTGCATCAAACACGACAATTTCTCGTTCTACAACCATTCCTGCGCTCATCGCAAATTGCCTAATTAACACTATTGATGTCATGGGTGCGCGCCACACTTTTGAAAGCTTGTCCCACTTTGCGCCTGGTATTCGCTTGATGCTGGCGACTAAAGCTTTGTCATACGGGAAATCGAGTACTAGTTCACTTCCCGATATAAAAACGTATCCAGTATCTTTGTTCATTTGTCCTCAATCATAAGGGTTGATAGTCCCGTACCACGCTTCACTTCTTTCCGTTTACCGGTCGACGCTACGGTTGTTACACTCGTTCCTCGTTACACAAACCTACGCTACGACCTCTGTAAACAGAAAAGAAGTCTTCGCTGTCTCAGCAGTCCCGACTTATAATCGTTCGCTTACTCACTGCCCATTTCCTCACTACGGTCGCTAGCCGTTCGCTAACGCCTACACAGGATTCTACTCACCTTCGGTTCGTCATCCCGTTTCGGCTACGCTCCACTCTGCGAACTACGTTCAGAAACGAGTCCGTTCGTCGCTCACTCGCTCGCGAGTCCCGTTGTTACTTCAGGTCGTCCGCACACCTTGTGGTATGCCCGAATAAGAGGCAGCCGCTGTGTTTCGGTTTTGCCGCCCCAAATCCCGTATTCGATTCCGTTCGTAACTGCGTAGTTCAAACATTCCCATTCAACTGGGCATTTATCGCAAATCTCGATTGTCTTTTTTGAGACCCCTTTGGTCGTCGGAAAAAAGAAAGATAAAGAGACTTCTTTACAAGCTCGAGCTTCTCGCCATCCATTATTGGTAAGTGACATTGAATTTCCTTTAGTAGTAACAGTAGTAGTCGAGCTAACAATACACAACACGTGTGTGAAAAGCAACTCTTTCTCGGGACTAGCGAGTGAGGCTGTGGTTTTTGTTTGTCGACCAGAGGTCGGGTAAGTGAGGTACGAACGTTCTCGACCGTTGGTCGGTAAACAAGACCACGACGAGCGAGCGTACGGGACTAACGGATACATAAAAAAACCCGCACCAGCTGCTGTGTGGGCAGTCAGTGCGGGCTCTTTAGCGACAGGTCAGAACGGCTCGTCGTCCTCTGGAATGTCGTTGCGTGTTGCCGCCGGACGCTTTGCACCCGAAGATGCTGGGCGCTTAGGCGCTGAGTCGCTCGAAGCTGCGGCTTTACGCTGCACGTCCTCGAGGCCGCGTGCAGATGGTCCTACTTCCGACACAATGAACTCGATAACCGAACGCTTCTGTCCGGAATCTTTGTCTTCCCAGCTGCGCTGCTCGGGCTTACACACCACGATGACGCGCATTCCCTTGGTGGCGATGCGACACATGTCCTCAGCTGTTTGACGCCATGCGACAAGGTTGAAGTACGAAGTCTTCTCTTGACGCTCTCCGTCTTTGTCTGTCCAGTACTCATTGACTGCGATGCCGGCGGTTGCTTTGGCTGTTCCCCCTTCGAAGAACTTGAGCTCCGGGTCTGCCGTGAGGTTTCCGATAAGTGTAATAGGCGTTGACATTGCTTTACTCCAATACGTTTGATTGCCTGGATTTACTTTAACAGGATGATAGTGTCATGTCCATGGCTAAATCAGGAAATCTTCACGAAGCACGGCTGGCTTTATTCGAACACCTAAAAGGGGAACTAATGATACTCATGGGTGTCGTTCCTTCTGAGATTGAATCAAAAGAAGACCTACTTCGACAAATGGAAGAAATTGGGGACGTTGCCCAAGCTGTATTGGAAGCTTTAAACATTGAGATAGTGGAAATAAAAGAAGGCAAGATTCACGCGGTTATCGATGTTGGCGAGATTGATTAGTCGCCATCGATGAGCCGGTAGACAATTGATGCTTCAATAAATATCAAAGCATAACTAATGCGCAACAATCCCTCGTCGTCTACCTCCGCCACGACATCGACAGATTCGATTGGTACACCGAGTCGTTTTGCGATTATTGCCTGAGCTTTGCTGATGTCTATTTCGTTTGCAAAACCGTAGAGGTCGTCGCCCATAAGGTCGGCCGCGTCCATTGGGTCAATTATCTTTACGGTGCGCCCCTGAATTGGAGCAACACGGTCATTTATTTGTCCTGCAAGAACACAGCCGGAACAAGCAAGTCTTTTTGTAGGCATAACTCGCTTACGTATTTCGGTATGACCGCATTCAAGGCGATGTCGATACTCAACCGAACCCCATTGGCCTGTTTTTTCTATGTCCACGACCAGCCGCTGTGGGGCTGTTTTTTTGTTTATTTCTTCGGCCATTAAAAGATGCTAGTCAAAAAGACTGTCGACGACGACAAGATTGACGATGTCGGCCGGCGCAGTTTCAGCACAAATAGAGTGCGCATACATGTAAAGCTTTTTGATGTGCCGAGGATTCGAGTTGCTGCCGGTCTTTACCCAGGCACGAACTAAGTGATAGGTGCCGCTACCTATGTCGACAATCGGATGTTTACAGAATTCGCATACGTACTGAGGCACATCTTTATTATAGACAGAGGTTGACAGTCCCGCAATAGGTAATAGTCCGTTCGTATTACCCGAATGAAAGGTAAACGCTACGACCGTTACACTCGTTCCTCGTTACACAGGTCTACGCTTTTTACCACTTCATTCAAGTAACAACTCACTAGTCGTGAGCCCCGCCTGCGGGTATAAAGCTCATACAAAGGGCTAAAACACGTTCGTTTCTACTTCAATTACTAGCCACCGCTTATTCTCCCTCCGCAAATTTAAGAAAATTTCCTACGGGAAGAAACGCTACGGCTTGTCATTAAAGATAGAAAACTCACTCCCGAACTACTTTATAAAAAGTGTTTCTTTCATGTGTACTTGTAAGCCCCGGCTATAGGTATAAAACTTATATAAAGGGCTTTAGTCCGTTCGTGTTTATCGAACACTCGGTCGACGCTACGGTTGTTACACTCGTTCCTCGTTACACAAACCTACGCTCCGACCATGTGTTCTCAAAACAACTCACTAGTCGGGAGTCCCGAATAAGTAATACACCTTCGGCGCAAGGGCTTGCTCGCTTCGCTCGCTTTAATAACGCCCTTCTTTGCGCCTTCGCTGAACTGCGTCAGCAACGCGTTGGGTCTCGAGAGTCCCGAGGCAACTTCGCCGACTTACGGGGCTCGCACGGGCGAAGCGCATCAAAGCAAGGAGTTTTTCCGGAAGACCGGCCGGCCGGAGAGAAAAAAAACGGGTGTTTGTTATTCATCAAACCCTGGAAGCTGGTTGCTTTATGCTTCCTCAGGAGAATAACGATTCCCTGGAAGGCTTCTTTGATGTCTGGGGGGCAAAACTCGTGAGTCCCGCGGGGGTTGCAAAACTTGTTGCGCCTATCGCGATGGCGCACGCAAGCTAAAACACAGCGCGCTGCGGGCTAAAACGACTGCACGGGGCTTACAAACGGACAATTAATGACGGTGGCGGAAGAGCGCCTTGCTTTGTCAGCTAGTTACTTGAAACGGTCGTTTACTGAACTAATCCAACACCAGCCAGCACCACTCACGAGAGCGATACTTAAAAGGAATGATGAATTCAGTGCGTAGAACGAGCCTAGACAAAAAACGAAGCCAAAGAATGACCGTGCTTTGTAATTCATTTGTGGCGCTGGGAAGCCCAACCTGTCTCGTACTGCTTGAGTACGGGCACGAATATTTAGCTCACTCATTGATTTATGCCTCCTCAATAACTGTCCACGAATCAATGCCTGGAATTAATCCGAGCGTAGAACCGTCTTCCCAATCAACCATTACCGTACCAAGGTCGTCGACATAAAAGACGGTACCCTCGCTCCCCGGCTTGAGTTTTGTGTGGCTGTCGTCGGTAAAAACGAGCTTTACCCGTTGACCGACCAAAGTGCTAACCGAAGGCAACATTGAGAGCCACCATAAATGCAATTGCTGTTAATAAATTTGTCATAGCTACATCATAACGGTGTCATAATTAAAACCACAACCTTTACCGGTTACCTACTGGTGATAATGTGTAAACGAACAACGCCAGGAGATGTGATGGAACAACCCAACTTGATGGAACTTGCTTTGCCCGAAGACGCGGTCTTAGAAATGAGCAAGGACGAACGCCTTGAACGGATGCATAAGCTAGTAAGCGAGTCGCATCATCTCCTGGATTGGGGCATACAATCCATGATAATCGACGAAAATCGTCGCCTAGCTGGCACTGCCGTCCTGTTCTCCGGTGGAAACGATTCAACCTGTTTGGCACACATGTTCCGCGGCCGCGCGGATTATGCAATACATGCCAATACCTCTATCGGCATAGAGGAGACACGGCAATTCGTGCGTAATACCTGCTCCGAGTGGGGCATGGAGCTCCGTGAGTACTTTCCTCCTGCAGGTTCAACCTACCGTGAACTCGTTCTAGACCAAGGGTTTCCTGGACCTGGGTTTCATTTTAAAATGTACCAACGGCTGAAAGAGCGCGCATTGCATCAGGCTCGCCGTGAAATCGTAAAGAAACCACGGCAAGAACGGGTTGTTTTCCTTGCCGGACGCCGGCGAACAGAGTCTGCACGGCGTGCAAACGTTCCTGAGCTAAACCGTACCGGGTCAATTGTTTGGGTATCCCCCTTGGTTAACTGGACCAAAACAGACCTCTACACCTACCGTGACTGGGCCGGCGATGTTCCCCGTAACCGAGTCTCTGACTTGATACATATGTCGGGCGAGTGTCTCTGCGGTGCTTTTGCGCACAAAGACGAGCTTGCAGAGATTGAAATGTTTTTCCCTGAGGTTGCAGAAGAAATTCGCGAGCTTGAAGTTGCCGTACGTGCGGCCGGACATCCCGAAAAAAAGTGCAAGTGGGGATGGGGAGCTACAGAAAAACTAACCCCCGAAGAGCTGAAGTCAGGACCGTTGTGTTCTTCCTGTGAATACCGCATGGAAGGTGTTTTAGATGAACTCGATAGTCCCGCGACATGACCGTTCATTCATTCACTGCGCATTTCCTCACTACCGGTAAATTCTCGTTACGCTAACGCCTACGAGTAATCTACTCACCTTTGGTTCGTCATTACTCTTCGGCTCGCTTCACTTTATTTACCCCCGTTCGTAAATGACTCCGTTCATTCACTCACTCCTCGAGAGTCCCGAAGGTAAGAAGCTTCGGTGCGAGGGCTTGCTCGGCTAGCGCCTCGCTTTAGTGACGCCCTCTTCGCACCTTCGCAGAGCCCAAGCCTGCAAGTTGCTTAACGCTCGAGAGTCCCGTGAACTTCGCTTCTGCTTCCAACACCCCTCTGGGTCGTTGTCGCAGAAAGCTCGAGAGAGACATCAAAAGACTCGAGAGCCCCGACATCCAACAGCGCATCTTCGGGACTCCAACGACCAAACGGCAAAACGATGTCTTCTCCTTTTTTTGGTCTCGCGGCCGAGGGACCGAGAAAGAAAAATGGGCTTCTGAAACCCTTGAAAAATAAGGCTTTTGGGAAAGTGTCGTTTTTGGATTTTGGGCCAACTTCTGAGCTGGCAAAAAAATCAAGAAACAGCCCATTTTAGGCAAAGCTCCGCCCACGCAAATCACTTCTTTTTTCACTTTATCTGGGAAATAAAAAAATACAACCTAGCTTGGGATTTTTTTGGGGACCCAAACTAACGGGAAAGAGTAAACCTTGAAAACTTCGCAGATGGGTCTTGAGTCCCGTGCCGGCTGCCGCTACGCTCGGGGCTCACAACTGTAAAGGAATGACGGTGGCGGAAGAACAAATGACATTTGATGAATGGATGAAGATAGGCATCGAGCTTGGATGGTGTGGCCCACCCGTGTGTTATACGCACGACGGTCTTCCGATGGCACTTGCAGAGGACGAGGAGTTCGAGCGGGGCTCCGACCCGTGCCTACACATAATCCGTTTATACGACGACGGCGAGCATCGTGCGGCCGTTGAAGAATCCCACTCGCCTTCCCAATGGCGTAACCATTACAAGTGAGATTTATAGGGCACAAGTGTTGACTTTTGTTTGTCACGCCTGTATCGTTTCAACTCTCTACTGTTTCCAAGGAGGAAATTATGACCCAGTCCATTATCGGTCTCGCTGAGACCGTCGAAGAGAATGTGCACGAGCACATCACTAAGGCATACGGTGAAGGTGGTGGCTTCGAGCTTCCAGCGGCCAGTCTGTTTGGCATTGAAACCGACTCTGATGGAAAGTTTGTCGACATTTCTTATGTCTACGCTCACCCAGATGTTTACGACCTTCTGCATCTCCCAGCAAGTGAGCTGTTGACGACTTTTACCACTTTTGCCGTTGTAACGACCGGATGGGCCGCCCCATTGAACAACGACGGTGAAGTTGACGGTGCACCTAGCAAGCACCCAGAGCGTCGCCGTGTTCGTCTTGTCATCACGGCAAACATCGACGGTGTTGCTTCCGTGCTTCGTTTTGAAGATGACAGCGACAACGTTATTGTTGACCCTGGCCAAGCAACGGGTTCACTCGCGGAAGCGGTGTTGAACTTCGTCGCTAACTAGTGGTTGTTGCCATCTGCGTGGTTCTTGCCCTTCTGTGGATTTTTGACTAACGCGGCCGTATAACACACGGGTGGGCCACACCATCCAAGCTCGATGCCTATCTTCATCCAGTCATCAAATGTCATTTGTTCTTCCGCCACCGTCATTCCTTTACAGTTGTGAGCCCCGAGCGTA